AAGGAACCTGCTTATCGCGGGATTCATGTACGCCATGACTTTCATCCCCGCACCAGAATTCCGACCCAGCGTGCATTTTGATGCTGTGTGGAAGATGAGCCTGGGCATTGTCATCGGCAGCGAGATCGCTACTATAGTGAGCCAGTGGGTCAACACCGTGGTTTATCAGAATCTTTGGGAACGCGACTGGGGCTCATGGACAAGGACCTTTGTCAGCAACCTGGTGAGCCTGCCTGTGGATGCTGTGTTGTTTGTGCTGTTCGCTTTCGTGTTTATTCCACCCTTGCTGGGCGGTGATCCCATGGAGATCAACAAGGCCATTTCACGCATCGTGTCAGGTAGCACACTATTCAAACTGGCAGTGATCTTGGCTCTTACACCCTTGGTAAGCCTTGCACCCTGGAGAGAAGAAGCCAGGAACATGAAGTGATTGACTGGTTACGCAAACCCTGGCAGTTTTGGTTTGAGTGGGGGATCACGGCCCTGCTGATAGCAGGCGTGGTCCTTACCAGTTTCAATGTGTATCCCTTGAACATCTGGATCCTGATGATAAGCAACGTAGGCTGGGTGGTACAGGCTGTATTGTGGAGGAAGACCAGCCTGTTCGTTGTCCAATTAGTGATTACGGTGATATATCTGGTAGGAATCGTCAACTCATTCGTGTAAAATACAAACATGGAAAAGATCACATACACAGAAATATTCTACAGCCTACAAGGCGAAGGTCGATGGGCCGGCGTGCCATCGGTGTTCTTCCGAACTTATGGTTGCAACTTTCGCTGCCGCAAGTTCGGACGCACAGATGACTTCCAAGGACACAATCCCGAAGTCATCGAGATCATCCGCGACATAGACAAATACAAAAAGTTCGAAGATCTGCCTCTCGTGACATCTGGTTGTGACACTTATGCGTCGATCTATCCAGAGTTTAAGAAATTTAACCGCCAGGATGATGTAGCCGAAATCGTAGATCAGATGCATGCCATGATACCACACAGTCGCTGGGATCAAGACTGTGGTTCGGACACAGTGCATCTCGTGATCACCGGTGGCGAACCTTTGCTAGGATATCAGAAGCGATATCCTGAAATGATCGAACTGTGTCGCGCAAAAGGTCTGCGGGATGTCACTTTTGAAACCAATGGCAGCCAGTGGTTGTATGATGATGTCAAAGAGTATCTATTCGAAGATTTTACCCGACATGGCAGAGATTATGATCGACTGACATTTAGTGTCAGTCCTAAATTGCCCTGCTCGGGTGAATCTTGGGAATCAGCCATCAATCCTACCATCGTAAAAAGTTATGAGATGATCGGCTATACCTATCTCAAGTTCGTTGTGGCCACAAGGAAAGATGTCGAAGATGCCGAGCGTGCTGTGGAAGAATTCCGGCACGCGGGCTTTGGAGGTCCTGTGTATTTGATGCCTATGGGTGGCGTGCCGCAGGTCTATAATCTCAATACACAGGAAGTGGCTAGATTGGCCATGGAGCGCGGCTGGCGTTATAGTCCTAGACTGCAGGTAGATATCTGGCGCAATGCCTGGGGAACATGATATGGGATTATTTGATCGATTTAAAAAGAAGCCGCAAAAAACAGAAGCACCTCGCGAAACCAAAGCGAAAAAATCCGCAAAGGATGTTGCCACGGAAAAGGGCGACCCTTATGTAGCGATCCTAAGCATGGACATTGATCAAGAAAATCTTCACGAAGGTTCATTTGAACTGGACTGGAATTCTCTGTTTGTGACCCGATTGATCAAGGCCGGATACATGATCAAGAAAGATGACACTGATGCAGAAATAGTAGATCGTTGGTTCCAAAATGTGTGCCGACATGTGGTCATGGAAACCTGGGAGCAAGAACAGGCCATGAATCCTACAGTGAGATATACACAGAGCAGAGACATCGGTGGCGGTCGGAGAGAAGTGTCATGATTTTCAACCATATACGCAGGCTCAAGGACGAAGGTAAGAAAGTCGGAATCACATTCTCAACATTTGATCTATTCCATGCCGGCCACATAGCCATGCTGGCCGAAGCCAAGAACCATTGCGATTATCTCATCGCCGGTCTGCAGACAGACCCCACCCTGGATCGACCTGATACCAAGAATCGACCGGTGCAGAGCATAGTAGAAAGACAGATACAGTTGTCTGCCTGCAGATACGTGGACGAGATCGTGGTCTACTCTACCGAGCAGGACCTCCGAGATCTGCTGCTGATCCTACCAGTAGATTTACGAGTTTTAGGTATAGAATATCAAGGTACCAATTTTTCAGGTCAAGCCGAATGCGAAAAACGCAACATTGATATCATTTACAATGCCCGAGATCACAGTTTCAGTTCCAGCGGATTAAGACAACGCATAGCCTCTGCTGAAGAAACCAAAGCAAAGATAGCCCGGTCTAAACCTCACGGCAGTGACGACAGCCCAACTTTGAGTCCTAGATGATCCTTTATGTCAACGGCGATAGCCATACAGCAGCGGCCGAGGCGGTGAACCAGCATGCCTTTGCTGAAGACGATCCCGCACTGAATTATCTACATAGATTACCTCACCCGGCAAATCTTGCAGTGAGTTGGGGTAAAAGGCTCTCTGGTGCACTGAAATGCACCTTTAAATGCGATGCGGAATCCGCGGCCAGCAACGCCAGGATTATGAGGACTACCCGCGCCTGGATCGAACAACATCGCCAGGATATAGCCCGGGTGTTTATGATCATACAGTGGTCAACTTGGGAACGAGAAGAGTGGTCAATCAACGGGGATTATTATCAAGTGGGTTCCAGTGGTATAGATGACGTGCCACAAGAGGCACAAGAAAAATATCGTAACTTTGTCATTGGAACTGATTGGAAACTTAAAACACAACAAGCCCATTCACATATTTGGCAGTTACATCAAGAACTCACGGACCTTGGAATCAAACATGTGTTTTTCAATGGCAATAACCACTTTGCCGAAATCTCCCTGGATCAGCGGCATGACTGGGGCGCCAGTTACATCGGACCCTATGATGCCCAAATGACCTGGGATCAGTGGTTACGGCGCAACGGGCATGACACAGTTTCGCCCAATTCTTGGCATTTTGGTGAGGCTGCGCACGGAGCCTGGGCCCGTTTCATGCTACAATACATTGTCAACAACAAACTGATATGATGCATGAGATACCTACTGATCGATACTGCTAACACCTTTTTCCGTGCCCGGCATGTGGCTTTCCGTGCCGCAGATCTGTCGGAAAAAGTAGGTTACGCCCTACACATCACTCTAAGTGCTGTAAACAAAGTAGCCCGAAAGTTCAATGCAGATCATGTGTTATTTGCCTTGGAGGGACGCTCATGGCGCAAGGACTTCTACGAACCCTACAAGAAAAACCGTGCTGTGGCCCGTGCGGCGCTGACTGAAAGCGAGCAAGAAGAAGATAGAGTGTTTTGGGAAACTTATGACGAGTTTACTAAATACTTGGCTGAACAGACCAACTGCTCAGTGATCCGGCACCCGGCCGCAGAAGCGGACGATATCATCGCTCGCTGGATCGCACTACACCCCCAAGATCAGCACACCATAGTTTCCAGCGACACTGACTTCGTGCAATTGCTGTCAGATACTGTAGATCAATACAATGGAATCACTGATGAGCTGATCACTGTTCGAGGCATCTTTGATGCCAAAGGCCGAGAAGTGATCGACAAGAAAACCAAGACCGCTAAAACACCACCTGACCCCGAATGGTTGCTGTTTGAGAAATGCATGAGAGGTGATGCATCTGACAATGTGTTCTCGGCCTATCCTGGTGTGCGTACCAAGGGCACCAAGAACAAGGTAGGCCTGCAGGAAGCATTTGCTGATCGCAACACACGAGGCTATGCTTGGAACAATCTCATGCTACAACGATGGACTGATCACAACGGAGAAGAACATCGTGTGCTGGATGATTACAATCGAAATCGCAGCCTGATCGATCTCCAGGCACAGCCCGACGATGTCAAAGCCTATGTAGATGCTGCCATCTGCGAACAGATCAGACACAAGGACATCGGTCAGGTGGGAGTGAGATTCATGCGGTTCTGTGGTCGACATGAATTGACTCGCGTGAGCGATCAAGCCGAGCAGTACAGCCGTTGGCTGAATCAAACATATCAAGGAGCATTAAATGATCGTAGCTAAACCCGTGGTACCCGACCAGTATTGGATCTTGCGAGACGGAGATGTCAAGATTGGCAACATACAGGCCGAGCCCGGTGGCTTTGCTGTGAAGATCCATAACCATGTTGAACGATACAAAAACATTCCTACTATCAAAAAGAAGGTAGCCATTGACTTTGAAAAGTCTCCACGGTCACAGACCACACAAGATCCTGGCAACGAGATCTATGGCTATCCTACTACACATCGGCCTTACAATGCCATCTATGATGTCAAACATCAAGTTCCATTATGGACGAGAGAGAACCGCAGCAAATCATGGTTGGCTGCAGGTTGGTATCGGGTGCGTCAAGGCCGTGCCTGGTCAGTGGTCGAATGCCCCAAATTGATCATGCTGGAACGCTATCAGTATCAAGGTCCGTTCCGCACTCAGGAAGAAGCCCAAGCGGTATGAGCCAGCATATCAATCGTTTTATCGATAGGCTGCGACAAGCCGAAAACCGCCAGCAACGAGACATCGTGCTTTCCATTTCAGATGCTCGAGATCTGCATGCCGACATCACGCGACTGCTGATAATGCTGGAGCAAACACGCCAAGAACCTCAGGCAAAATCTCAAGAAACACAGGAAATCCAGGTATCTGGAGGTATCTTCTAAAAACTACCTACTTTATGGGATAAATAAAAGTAGGAGTTTATTGATGTCAAGACCCAAACCTCAGGTGTTGGTTGAAACCACTGATCGTGCCACTTACAAGACCGAGCAAGTGCTGGCGGCCGAAGGCATCTACGCGGTGTTCTTCGATGGCCGTCCCATCAACTTCAAGACTGCCAATCTCTTGGTGCAGTATCCTGGACCCAAGTACAAAAAAGTATCATTCTCCAATCCTGGCCATGCCATCAACTTGGCCAAGAAACTCAACACGCAATTCAAGACAGACAAATTTTCTGTGGTGTTGCTCAAGCAAGGGGATACCATATTCCCCAATGCCAAATCGAAAACTTGACATAGTCCAGCGCCTGCTGGTGGACATCCCTGATGCCTTGCGTGAACCCGAAGATCGAGCCATGATCACATGGTGGGCTAACATCCGTCGCGACGGTGGACTCAGGCTCACGAATCACGGTTATGAAATCATGCATGATGTGCTCAAACTGGAATCATGGGTCTTGGACTTGTCGGACGGCAATGAGCCTCGATCCTCTCGCAGCCGCATGACAAAAAAGATCATCCTGGATCTTGATCGCAAACTGGAATGGCCATACTATCTGGATTTCAATGCTAGAAAGAAACGCCGCAGGATAATTTTCTTCGGCAGTCGCGAAGCCATGATGGCCGCCATGTACGGCGACTTAGAACCATGGTTGGCCAGCCTGGATTAACTAAAATATCCTTTGTGTTGTTTTTACGCAACACCCCTAAAAACTAGCAGGTTAGTGCCCGCTTATCACGGGGTTGACCAGAAATGCCTATTTCGGTTATAATATGTGTATGGACATTAAAAAAGCACCCCGCAAAAAACGAGTAGACCGTACCCACATCGTTTACAAGATCGTGTCGGGCACAGACTTCTATATCGGCGTCACTGCGAAGACCGAGTCGACTGTGCAGAAGTCAGTGCGGGTTCGTATGAACAAGCATCTGTATCGTTCACGCACCGAAGACAAGTCGTGGGCACTCTACGAAGCCTTGCGTGATCGTGGCCCTGGTGCTTTTGCATATGGCATCGTGGCCGTGGTACGCGGCAAACGGGAGGCTCATTCTGTAGAGCGTGCCTTGATCCGCGAACTGCGACCAAACTTGAATACCGATGTGCGTGAAAGGAAAACACAATGAACCAAACTCTAGTACAATACGACACCCGCCACGGCGGAGCCTACGACCGTGGATCAGCCGATGCTTACTATCGCAGATCGTATAACCCACACTACTATCAAGGTGACTCATATTCCAGCGACAGGGTGGACCTCGCTGACATGACTGCTGAAGAGATCACGGCTTATACAGCAGGCTATCGTGATCAAGAAGAGTCCGGAGATTTCAAAGACTGGGGCTGATCAATGTGGAATCCCTTGACCCAAAACATCGTGTGGCAATTACACGCAAAAGATCTACGCAGAGATATCAGTGCCTGGAGTGATCAGCGGCTCAGGGATTTTGCAACCAGTTTTGATCAGGTAGAAAAACGCATCCAACAGGCGTATCTCGCAGAAGTTGATCGAGAATGGCGACGACGCGGTACCAATCCAGATTTGACCAGGAATTCCTGATCGTGCTACAATGCTCTATCATGACCAAGATAAAGAAACAGATCCGAACTCGCAACTGGGTGGCCAAGCACAATCGAAACCGCCCGGTGCGTCACCGCGATCGCACTGAATATCAACGCCAGCCCAAACATCGCACAAAGGAAAGTGACCATGAGCATTGAAATCCCGGGCCTGAGCCCAAGGCAGATAGATCTGGCCAATCGCATCTGGAACATGGACACCACCGAAGAGATCATGTCGTTCTTTGACACCCTGCCGCAACGGGCCCGTATCGATGCCTATGTGGTGTACAGCATGATCCTGTGGGCCTGGCAGGACGAAGAGCCCGTGGGTGACTGTCAAGAAGCCCGTGCAGTGATCGATCATGTAAGGAGCTTGTGATGCTGAAATACCAAGCCATTACCGAAGTCAACAACACCCAGGACCGATTGCGTCGCAACGCCTACAACAATCCCTGGCGAGACACTGGCCACTCTCGTGACAGTGATACCTTGAGTGTGTTCACCCTGGCTCCCGAAGCCCAGCGTGACAGTTCAGACAACTTTGACTTGGTCATGGCCACGGCCCGTGAGCATGATCTGGATCTCGTGGTGTTCAAACCCTGCCAGATACAGGTGGCCGGTTTGGGCGATGGCAGCCGTTGTGAAGATGCGGCCCGGACTTTGTTTCCGGATGCATGGTTGCGAGAGTATGAAAAGTGGGTGGACACCACATATCCCATGGGCCATAGATCAGATCAAAGCCAGCCGGGAGCAATGAGTGAGTTTTACACCTATCGTCACAGCCTGTGCCTGCGTGAACATCAGGGTGTGTATGATGTTGCTACTGGACGAAGACTGACCAATCGCCGAGACATCATAGACCGTATGTGGCATCTGGGATTCGCCGCACAGCGTGGTCGCCCATTGAGCATAGCCCGTGCCCGTTGGACCGGTAACCGCGAAGAACTCACAGAAGTGGCAGATTTGGCCGAACGGCATTGGAACCGTCGCAACACATCAGATGTTGCCAAGAAACTGGTGAGTGCCTGGCGGAGCATCAACCGCTATGCCGCCTGGCCAGGGTCATGGTAGCCGACCAGCATGGATGACATCGAGCAAAGATTTCCCTGGGAGTGCCGGACCCGGCATGCTTACTCCGAGGTGGTGCCTTGGTGCGAAGCACAGTTTGGCCCGTTTGATGGCCGTTGGTACAGATATGGATCTGACATAGCCACAGGCGTCACGGGATGGGATCCCTATGACATCTACAGATTCAGAGATCAGCAGGCCGCCATCATGTTTAGGCTGCGGTGGTCCTGATCCCCAAACGCCATGCTGCCCGTGTGATCTCCTGGCTGCATGTGACAGTGTCACCCAATGATCCTTATCCTGTGAGTGATCTTGAACGCACCACGGACAGCGAGATGAATCCTCGCCATGTCAGTGCCACGGCACAGATAGCCACCTGGCAGAGCCTGGACCCCGGCCAGTGGCAGGTCACGCAATCCAGCCGTAAATCCGTAATAGAAGTGCGATGCCTGGATCCCCGACACGAAACTTACATAGCCACGAGGTGGTCATGATCGATTACTACTACGAATTTGCCCC